AATCTTTTTGGTTAGCATGGGTTTTGAGATTGACTCAAAAATATTGGGGTATGGGAAAAGATCATCGTCACTTTAAATTAAGAAAGTGGGATGGTCACTTTGATGGGTATGATATCTGGACTAACTTTGCATACAAAGGAGATGATAATCCACAACATAATCATGCTGGTATGCTCTCAGGTGTGATATACTATAAAAATCATAATCATCCTACAATATTTGATGAATATAATGTTGGTTATGAAGGACTTGATGGAACAATGGTTATGTTTCCATCACAAGTCCTACATCATGTAGAAAAACAAGTTGTTGACACCGAGAGAATTACTCTCGCTTTTAATATTATAAGTAAT